ATTTGGCCAGGCTGCGGATTACCAGAATGATGACCCAAAAGGAAAGATAGACAAAGTTTCCTTTCATGGTGAATTTGTTCGTATTTACAGAAAAAAATTGGATTCTGGTAAATATCCTGACATTTTCGATGATCAAGATAAACCATTATATGATGTCGTAAGAAAAAGACTTGACAGAGTAATGGGGGATTCTGGTATGGCAGACGCGCAACGCTATGATTTATGTTATACAATTATTAATCAATTTGAACCAGAAGGAGCTGTTGTGGGATGGAAAACCTGTGCACACGCTAAAGCTTGGTTAACTGGTGCCGGTAGAAATTACAAAGATATAAAACCTACTTATGATGATAAGGGTAAGTTGGTCAATAAGGGAATTAAGTATGTGGTAGTGGGAAGTTCACAATTTCGGTCAGCTATTGTAAGGGCAGCAGAAGCGTGGAATAATAACCAAGATTATAAAATTCGTGTGATTATACAAACGGAAATTCTTGGTGGGTATTCCTTAACTAATACTTATTGGAAAAGATTAAAATTTTTTCGAGAATATTGGCATAACACATTAAATCTTTTAAGTTCTGCTTATTTTGGAGATGAGGGTCCATTTTTTAGAAATATAGTATTATATGGTGCTATTCCTGCATACAAACCCATACATGACCTTGATAAGTTAGTTGTTCCTATCAATGGTAATACTGACAATTCCGAACCTTTGGATGAAGATTTTTCAGATGATGATATAACCACACATGAAGAATCTAAACGGTGGAAACAAAAATAATTCATGGGACCATTTGATTTTATAAAAGCAATAAATGAATCGAAAGATATCATGAAAAATGACCCCCTCGCGGAAAAGGATTATATTCCTTTTCTTGTCAACAGGGGTCTTAGTTTCTTTCAAGATACCATTCTCCAAGTCAATGAAATGAATAGGAATCATTTCCTTGATAATAAACTCCAATTTGATTTTTTGATAAATAACATTAGATCACGGAAACGATGGTCAAAGTGGTTGAAACCAGACAAAATTGATAATCTAGAACTAGTCAAAACATATTTTGGTTTCGGTAATGAAAAAGCAAAAGAGGCTTTGGAAGTCCTCAGTAATGAGGATATCAAAGAGATTAAAAGTAAACTTGCAAAAGGTGGAGTGGAGAAAAATGACTATAAATATAGAGGAGATGGTGGAATGCACCCTGAAAGAACCGGATGACTTTTTAAAGATTAGAGAAACACTTACTAGAATAGGTGTAGCATCTAGAAAAGACAAAACGTTATTTCAATCATGCCACATTTTACATAAACAAGGACGATATTTCATTGTCCATTTTAAAGAATTATTTGCACTTGATGGTAAACCAACCAATTTTTCAGAGAATGATCAAGCGAGAAGAAACACCATAGCGAATCTATTAGCCGAATGGGGTCTAATATTACTAGTGGATTCGGAACGTACTTCCGAATTAATAGTTCCATTGAATCAATTGAAAATTCTAGCATACAAAGAAAAAGAAGAATGGACATTGACTGCAAAATATAATATTGGGAATAAAAAAGTGACCGATGACTACAGCGAAGAAGAGTAAAAGCACATCATTAAAATTCTACAAATTAAACGAACAAGCACAATTACCAGTATTCTCAACGAAAGAATCTGCTTGCTTTGATTTGTATGCAAATTTAGTAGTAAATGAAACCACAGAGTATTATCAAGCGGTTTCGACAAAACGACTACCTAGAAAAGTAGCTTTTGATATAAATAGTAATAGACCATATTTACAAGTCAATAATATGGAAAGAATGTTGATTCCCACCGGACTTATCGCTGATATTCCGGTAGGATATTCTATTCGATTACATTCAAGGTCTGGTCTGGCATTCAAACAGGGAGTTTATCTAGCAAATTGCGAAGGAATCATCGACAGCGATTATGTTGATCCGATTTATGCAATGGTAACGAGCATCAGCAACGTACCAACGCGGATTTATGATGGAGATAGGATATGCCAAGGAGAACTAGTTCGATGTGAAAAATATACATTGGATGAGTCTGATGAACCACCAACTCAGAAAACAGATAGAGATGGTGGATTTGGTTCAACGGGTGTTTAACAAAAATAATAACACCTTTCATATTCAATCTTACAGAGAGGATTTTACCTATGTTAGATAAAGTAACAGGCTGGATGAGAAGCCTGACAGATGCAGGTCTTGCACTTATAGCACTTGGTGTAGTTCTGCAAATTCTTTTTGGTGCCGCAGTTCCTTTTATCGGTCTTGATGTCGTGGGCTCAGTAGTAGCACTCGTTAAATCACTTGGATCAGAAGGTCTTGTAGGTCTAGTAGCAATTTGGGTTTTGTGGGGAATTTACTCTAAGAAGTAAAACACTTGACAAATTCAAATAGTATGTTATAATATAAGTATAAGTGAAGTATATATTATGATAAGAAAAAAGGGTGAACAAAAGGAGTGACAGCTTCTGGACACTCACCCTTTCTTCCACACACAGAGATTATGAAAACAAAATATACATTATTAGTGAAAGAAGGTAGTTATGCTGCAGATTCACTAATAAAATTGATTTGGATAGTTTTTAAACATCGATGTCAACATCTCCTTGCTGGAGAAGGTTGGCGTGATTGAGGTTGTCCATAGTGGAAACCTCGTAACACTCACCCGCTCTGCGTATGAGGGGTGATTTTTAAAAACCTCGCTTTATAAGGAGGAATTATGGTATTACGCGCATCACACGTCCCCACATCTTTTGGGGATATCGAAAAAGCCCTTGGATTTTCCGTAGGGTACGATTCAATGTTTGATAGGTTGTTTGGTGAATTATCAACAACTTCATCTCAACATGGTCAACAGGGGTATCCACCCTACAACATCCGAAAAGAGGGAGATTCCAAGTATTTCATCGAATTGGCCGTTGCTGGTCTTTCGGAGGATGATCTTGAAGTCGAATTGAAAGAATCCGTTCTAGAAATTCGTTCTAAGCAGTCAAAAGAAGATGAATCTAAGTATGTTCATCGTGGTATTGCTACACGAACTTTCATGAGGTCTTTCACTCTTGCAGATGATATGGTTGTTAAAGGATGTCAATTGGTTAACGGAATGTTAACAGTTGAACTTGAAAAGGTGATTCCAGAAGATAAGAGGGCTCGATTGATCCCGATTAATAAAGATGGAAAAAAGATCAAACAAGTTAATTAAGATTGACATTTTAGTTTGACGATGCGCCCATCAGTACCTATGTACTGGTGGGCTTTTTTTGTTTTTACTATATAATAAAGAATACTTAATAATAACCTTCCATTCGGAGATTAAAAAATGTGTAACAACGAACATTGCGATTGTGAAAATTGCACTTGCGACCCTTGTGAATGCACAGATAAAAGTCCTTGCGGATGTGAATAATTTAGGAGATTAATTATGTTACCAGCATTATTATTTAATGTTATTTCTAGTCTTGTTATAGATAAGGCTTCAAATTTGGCAGCTGAGCATGTGGAAAATATGATAGATGATATTCTTCCGGATAGTGCTAAAAAAGAATTAGATAAAGTTATAAAAGATGACCCAGCACATATTTTTACAAATGCTAAAGATGCATTGACGGGCGCTGTCGAAGGTAAATTACCTATACTGAAGGCAGATGGAACATTAAAACCAATAGAAGTATCATTTAAAGTTACATATGATCCTACATCGGGGTCTGTTGATATAGAAAAAGAATGAGGAAACATGTCTGAAGTGATTAGATTATCAAAGAATTTTAGTTTATCAGAAATGGTAAAAAGTGCAACCGCAGAACGATTACGTGTAGATAATTCGCCAAGTTCAATACATCTTGTAAATTTAACACATTTGGCAATTCATATTTTACAACCTGTCCGTGACCAATTCGGTGTCATTACAATTAATTCAGGATATCGCAGTCCAGCCTTGAATGCAAAGGTCGGCGGGTCTAGTAAAAGTCAGCATTGTAATGGAATGGCCGGAGATTTTGAAAGTTTTTCCACACCAAATCCAGATTTAGCAAAATGGATTGCTAAAAATCTGGAATTCGATCAACTCATCTTAGAGTTCTATGATGGCAAAAATCCAAATAGTGGATGGATTCATTGTAGTTACAATTTGATGGGAAATCGCAAAAAAATAATGACCGCATTGAAAACTAAAAGTGGAGTTCAATATAAAAATGGATTCGTTTCTGCTTAAAGTACAAGAAATATCAATTAAAACCTATCTTCAATTTTTATTTACTATTGGGGCCTTTAAGGGTCGCTCATGGGTTGACAAACACATAATTATGTGTTATAATAGATTAGATGAAATTAATAGTGATTATGATGAATCAACCCGGAAGCAATGGTACAAATAGATGACCAACAATACATTTTACACTAATGTAGTATGTCTTGGTGATTACATTTTAGAAAGAGGGATTGAAAACGGACGCCCTTTTAATGTAAAGCACGAGTTCCTACCAACATTATACGTTCCTACCAAAAATAAGTCAAAGTGGCGCACCTTAGATGGTAAGCCAGTCGGCCCTGTCCAATGGGGAGGCATCAAAGAAACCCGCGCATCTATGAGGAAATATGAACGCGTAGAAAATATGGAAATCTACGGACATTCTAATTATTCATATTCTTTCATTGCTGAAACTTACCCAGAAGAACAAATCGATTATAATTTAGAGCATGTCAAAATCATGTTCATTGATATTGAAGTTGGTTCAGAAAACGGTTTCCCGGATCCACAATTTGCTACAGAAGAAGTTACCGCAATTACAATTAAAATGAATGATGATATTCAGGTTTGGGGTTGTGGTGAATTTAAGAATGATAATGAAGAGATCACATATAATAAATGTAGTGATGAACGACAATTACTAGAACAATTTGTCATGTACTGGCAAAAAGACTATCCAGATGTCATTACTGGTTGGAATACTAGGATATTTGATACTCCATATTTGATTAATAGAATTCGTAAAGTATTGGGGAAACAATGGGTCAAAAAACTCTCGCCTTGGGGATTTGTGAAACCTCAAACCATTTTTGGTATGGGTGGTCAAGAGAGAGAAGTTTACGAAATTTATGGTGTATCCGAAATTGATTATTTAGAAGCATACAGGAAATTTACTTATATAAATCAAGAATCTTATCGATTAGATCACATCGCATATGTAGAACTAGGAGAAAGAAAACTTGATTTTTCTGAAGTATCAACGTTACATGAATTATATAAAACAGATTTTCAAAAGTTTATTGAGTATAATATTCAAGATGTATTGCTAGTAGAGCGTCTTGAGAAAAAGATGAAACTTTTAGAGATGATTATTTCTCTGGCATATTTGGCAAAGTGTAATTATGCTGATGTATTTGCTCAGACACGATTATGGGATTGTATCATTTATAATCATCTTCTAAGGGAGAAGGTAGTAATCCCACAGAAAAAGAAAGAACGTAAAGGGGAAGCATACGAAGGTGCGTATGTTAAAACTTGTCAGAAGGGGAGACATAATTGGATTGTGAGTTTCGACCTGAATAGTTTGTATCCTCATTTGATTATGCAATATAATATTTCGCCAGAAACCATTCTTGGAACTTGGAAAGATGATATTGGAGTATCTGGATTATTGGCCAAAGAATTTGATACTTCTGTTTGGAAAGAAAAAGACATAACGGTTACTCCAAATGGTTCGGTTTATCGTAGGGATAAACAGGGATTTCTCCCAAAGTTGATGGAGAAAATGTATACTGATAGGGTCAAGTATAAGAAAAAGATGTTGACAGAACAGAAGAAGGGGAAAAATGCTGATCCAAATAAATTATCTACTTATTACAATTATCAACAGAATTTGAAGATCGCTCTGAATTCCGCTTATGGAGCGATGGGTAATGAGTGGTTTCGTTTTTATGATGAACGGAATGCGGAAGCGGTTTCCGTTGCTGGACAATTGTCGGTTCAATGGGCCGAAAATGCAGTAAACAATTATTTAAACAAAACATTAGGTACAAATGATGTGGACTATATTGTTGCTATGGATACTGATTCTTTATACGTTTGTCTTGATAATCTTGTTTCTAGAGTGGGTCTTACCGATAAGGAAAAAATCATTGGATTCTTGGATAAATCCTGTAAACGAATCGAAGAAGTAATCGAAAAATGTTATGAAGATCTGGCTGATTATGTGAATGCTTACCAGCAGAAAATGGTAATGAAACGAGAAGTAATTGCCGATACTGGTATTTGGGTTGCGAAAAAACATTATATTCT